CTTTGAAAGATACGGGTTTAAATGATTTTGATTTAGCAACTACAAGAATTTACAAAGGTGTAAAACCAATGTGGGAACAACTTGGTTTCGAAAGTGATGATAGTGATTTACCAAATCAAAATACTTATTGGAATAATATCATACCCAATGATTTTAATTTTTTAAATATCTCCGGTATAGAAGTTACAACTGAAAGAATAATTAGTGAGAATAATCAGTATTGGGATGACGATTATTATTATCCTATCTTACCGAATATAAATAAGTTTGGAGTCTTTGATGAAGGTGTTAATGTTGAGTTGTATGGTGGTGTTGACGCTCCAATAACAAATTTAAATGTAGTTGATGATAATATAATATTAGATATTGATTTTGACCAGTCAACAGCAGATAATTTAATTGATAAGACAGACTTTAATAAACTTGATTACAACCAAGATTTTCAAATTTCACTTGATGAAGATTTAAGAGTAAAAATAGATACTTTTATTATATCCGATTATGTAGAAAAAAATAATGAAGACCAGGCATTTTAATGATGTACCAAAAAATAGATAAGTATCCATCATATAAGAAAACAGGTAGTATTTACCCAATTGCCTCTACAGAAGAACTTGGATTAAATAGTGGTGACTTAGAAAAGTTTTCTCTAGGTAGTTGGAATGCTATTGTTGGAGAAAAAAGACTATTTTCAACGGATATGGATGATGAAATTGGAATACCAAATCCAAAAGGTAGACCAGTTTATATAGGATTTGATGATGATATACTTGCTACTAGAGGTCTTAGGCGTATTATGTATAAAAGGGAAGGGCAATTCTTTGATGGAGATATTATTCCTGATAGTATTTCTGAAGTGATGGGTGCAGGTCTTAACGGTGTAGATAATCCACCAAATATAGTTATT